TAGGGGTTTTCATTTGAATTCACACTCCACCATAATTTCTGTGAGACATGCTAGCATATTTATCTCCTGATCCGCGACAAATGCCATCTGATACTGATACTTAGCAAGAGTAAGCACAGCAGCAGGAATACTATTCGGAACCATGGAATCATAACAAGCATCGTAAATACGACGCAGTAGAACAGAAGTATCATTGTCCAGGTTATTGACAACCCATTTACGTACTTCGGGAAAATCCTTTTCCTTAAGTTTCTTAACCAAGTCATTTACTTTTACATCACTAAAGGTTGCAAGAATGCCGGAGTCAATCTTACCACTTGAGGAGTAACGCTGACATTCGTTAAGAACACGTCGCCAATCAGGGAAGTGTTTGTTGATCAGTTCTACCAGGACCTTGTGATCATATTCAACACCTTCTGCACCCAAGATTTCTTGGA